CTGTTATGTGAAATTGTTTCAGCGCGCGTTGCGCTCGATCTCGCGCCAGATCCGCAATTCTTCACGGATCCTGTTCATCTCTGTTCCGAGGTGGCCAACATGTTTGCCAACATCCTCGACAACCTCGGTATGACGTTTGACGGCAGCCGTATGCTCTTCCACCGCCGCAGTCGCCTTGTTCAATGCCGTCGGATCGACGATGACGGCTGCAATCGGCGCTTTATTTTCCGGACCAGCCTTCTGTCCGGACGCCAAGCCAAAGTGTCGGACAACAAAGATAAAGGCGAGCGTAACGCCGAGGGCAATCAGTGCAACAGGTGGAAGATCAGCCAGTTCTTTCATATCTCGTTTCCCCCTGGTCGTGTGCAGCACGATGAATGTTGACCAGCTCGCCAACCACAAACAGCGGATAGATGGCGAACCAGGTGCTCACGACACCAGAGGATGCATAGCAATACGAAATGCCGACCCAGATGAGGCAGCCTATGCCAGCGGACACCTGTCGAATGACCGGAGTCACGTCCTTTCGAGCTCCATTGATGATGAGGCCAATTGTCCGGAGAATGCCGAGCAGCAGCATGGCCCAGCCAAGCAGGATCTCGTTTCCGAAGATCGCGCGGAAACCGGCCCAAGCCGGTTGATCAAATAGCCGGTCCGAATAAAGCAGAACGGCACCCCATACGGCAGTATGAAAACCCATAAACCACTCTGTCATGCGCGGCCCGAAGCGATGGCGTACGCGGATCCATATCCCGACGCCTGAGTGTGGTATCGCTTCCATCGCCATCATTTCCTGCACGCGGCATCTTTGGCGCACTGGCGATTATTGGAGTTGATTGCAGGACCGGCCGTCGCATCTTCCGCAGCCAGGCGCGCGGCCTGGGCGTTGGAAAATGCCACGTGCTGATACCCTGCCCCGTCAATCGCAGGCGCTGTCTGGCAGCTTGCTGTCGCGCATAAGCACAAGGCAACGGTGGCGAGGCGTAAGATCGCGAAAGGCCGCATTGTTTTCCTCCATGGTCTGGATTTTGGAAATGGCTTTGGTGGTCGCCTCGACAACGAGACCCGCACGCTCGACACTCTTCCCGAAATGATAGGCGGCAGGCGAAGCGACGAGAACGCCGATGGCGACGCCGCCAGCTGCAACAGCCAAGTCCCGCAGGGTGCCGATCATGTGCCAAACTCCGCATTGAGATCGCGCACGGCCTTGGCCAGATCGAACCGGCGTTTTATGCCGTAGACGGCGAAGCCAACAATCGCAGCGGAAATGAACAGCTGCACACGCCAGTCGAGTCCGCCAAGGAAACTCCCGGCTGCGGTAACACCAGTACCGAGGGCCGTCAGCGCCCACGTCAACACCGTCTTGCTCTTGGCAGGCGATTTCTCCAGTTCGCCCGGATCCGCAACGACAGGTGTTTCCACGATGACCGGAGCAACGGTCTCCTCTGGCACAACGTCATTGCCAAGCTGGCGCACGCGATCGAGAACCGCCTCAACCATCTGCGGCGAGACCAGAGCCTTGTTCACACCGTCGCCAGCGTAATAACTCTGCCCGCGCGTCACTCTGCGCTTCTGCCCTTGCGTGTCGGCAAGCACAGGAAAGCTCGCCCACTCCTGCGACAACCGTTTGCCAAATTCGGTCCGGCTCATTTTCCCGGCCATGAATTCCTCATAGCCTCGACGCTTCAGCAGATGGTATCCAAGCCTGTCCTGCAGGTCGCCATCGAACAGTTGCGTCAGGCGCAGCCGCAGCTCAACGATAAGATCGGCCAGCGTCTTTTCCATGAACTGCGCAGCGCCAGCGGCAGAGGACGCGGTGGTGGAATTGAACTTCGCCGCCCATGCCTTGGTTCTCCACGTGCGCTGCGCGGCCTGCACTTCACCCAACGTCATCGAGGTAAGCGGCTTTGGCAGCGCATTCTGGCGGTGACCGAAGATCACGTCATAACAAGCCGGCACCTTCTTTTTCGTCTCGGTTTCGTAAACGAAGACAAGCAGCAGCGCCGCGCCCTTGGGTACGGTTCTGTCCATGGTGGATCCTTTCAGGAAATGATCAGCAGAGGCCGTGCGCGGATTACGCAGATGGCCAGTTGATAGGGTCTATTTCGGCCAAGAACTCATCCACGGTCGGTTGAGGACGTTGCCCGGTCACGACCTTGTCGAGTTCGGAATAAGCATAGGCCCATACACCATCGCGCCAGGCAACAAAGGCGATAGCCTCTGCTGCCCATTGCGTATTGGTTGAGTTGACATATGAGGCCATTGTCACGCCGTCACGAAACTTCCGTTCGGTTGCGGTCGCATCAACCAACGTCTGGATGGCAGCCTCATAATCGGCTTCAGTCGGCGTGATACTCTCCACATAGACCGGTATTACGTTGCCCTCAGCCTCCCAACGGGCGATGGCGACCCTGTCCATATTGGTGGCGGCATCCGCTGGGACCAGCTTTTCTACGCCGTTTATGATGCAGGAAATCATTCCAGCCTCATCTAAACCTCTGACTTCTATATTCATAGCCGCGCATTAACCTCCACTGTACCGCTGCCTCTGTAGGCACCAGCAGCTGTTGTTGTGTAGAAAGGGCTTACGCCGTTGGCGGTCGAACTCTGGAAAGAGTTAAAAGCCAGAAGAGTGGACAGCACGACCGTTCTGTTGTCGAAACTCGGGGTTACTCTTTTGGACCTGAAATTAACGGGCGCAGAGACGAAATGTGAAGCTGCGGTTGCTGATCCGGCGACCTCCCATGCAATGGGCTCCCAGAACCTCTGGCATATGTCCATTTCAGTCGAAACGCTTCGCCACACGAAGGGGTTTGACAATTCTGTGGTGTCTCCCTCATTGAGATACCACGCCAAATCCAGATAGACGTTTTGCGCCTGCGCACTCTCAGTCCAGCACATCACGATGAGGTTGTTGGCAGCCGATCCAATCGTTGTCGGCAAGACGAAGTCAGCGAAAGCGCTAGTGGATGCAATCGACCCTATTGCCCTGACGATCAGTCCGGACGCCAAGAAAAACCCACCGGGCGTGAAAGAGCCGCTACCCCAACTGCTCACCACATCCGACGTCACAACGTCCGCCGTTCCAGTCCATTCGAGAATGGCATATCGTACCGTGACTGCGGTGCTTGACCTTATCTTGCCGCCCAACGTTACCGGCTTTCCACGAAGACCATAAGTCTCAGCCGCCTCGATTATTTGCGCGTACCCGAACCTCTGCGCGGCGCTTTGCGCCTGCAATATGCGCATCATTGATCTGAAACCATCAAGCGGCGCAGACACTGTGGATATAGTGACAGCGGCCGTTTGTGTGAGCGCATAATGCTGATCATGGCCATAGACATCGTCACCCGCCGACGTCACACCTTGCTGGTTGATAAAGCCGTCACCATTGATGATTTTACTTCCGCGAACACTGTCGTAGCCGATCCATGTGCGGAACTGCCCAGGCGTAGAGGCCTTCAATTTCTTGCCTGATGGTCCATCAAAGACGGCGGCACCACCATCTACTGCACCGGACGGCCCTTCCATGTCGCCGGGAACGCCGACAGGCAGGCCGAACGTTATCGTTACAGCGTTAGGGCCGGATGGCGTCACGTCCATGGTGACGTCGGAGCCGGGAGGTAGGGTTTCAACTGGCGCGAAAGCTATATCCGTATATGGACCTGTCTCTCCTGTAGGGCCAGTAATATAAGACGGGTCAGACCAATCTGCAGAAGTGTTTGATCGCTTCGTGTAAAGGGCGGATCTACCATCGCCTACGTTAGCGACTAGGACGGCATAACCCTCTTCTTGACCGTCAAATGCAGCACGGTCTGCAAGCTCATCAACCTGAACATCATATTGCACACCGTTCACGAGTTCGCGTTTAGCGACTGTGGACATCGTTCCAACGCCGGTGAAGATCGGGATGAGATCGGAACCGCTTGCGAGGGCAGCAAAGGCCTCAATGTTGCCGTTGGCGAGCGAGACAAGCAGACGACGTGTCGCCTCCTGCGCACCGACGATGCGAGGCGTCAATTGAATTTCGTAAGGTGCAGCGGTCTGATCATCACCAGGCCATTCATGCGCGAGCGTCAGCTCGGTATCGCTGACGATATCAGAAATGCGAATAGCGATGCCAACATGCGTTCCAAAGAGATCGCCAGCGCGCAGCGGCGACAGCTTCGGATCATCGGACATCCAATAGGTGCCCTGACCTGTTACTGTCAGAGAACCACCGGTGACTGTCGCTGTGCCAACGCCGTAGCTGGTTGGGAAAGTATAATCAGCCATCGTTGCGCTCCGTCCTAACCTTTCCTTCCATCTTCAATTCGGAAACCTCTTTCCTCAGGGTTTCATTCTCTGCGTTCAGAGCCTTGTTCGCCTGCGCCAAAATAAGGCAGCGGTCTCGCAGCATCTTTTCTCGCGTGAGCGCTTCATTCAGCGCCACATCGAGATCGATGTTCGTTGTGGTTGACATAAGGTCAGTCCTTTTTAGGAAGGCCAAAAATGTAATATCGAATGCCGTAAAGCGGCGCTGGGTCGTATTCGTAGGTGACTGTTTTGTTGGTGTAGTCTTGCGAGGTCCGCCAGAATGCCCAATTGGCCGCGCCACGATGCGTGTAGAACGTCGCATCATTGTTGGTCAGGCGGCAGTATGTGCTGTCACCACACTGAAACAACGGAACATGCACGCTGCCACCGTGCGTCAGCCTGCCGATTGCAACACGTGGCTGACGAACCGACTTGCTGATTGAGATGCTGGAGGCCGACTGCGATCCATGCACCGTGGTGTACTTTACCATCGGGAATACATCATTCCCGGCGTCGTGGGTGACTGTGTATGACTGAGATCCGCTCGAAACCGAGATAAACCCCTCTTTTATGATCTGCAGGCAAGGCCAACGGCTATCAAGCACGATATCTGCAAACGAGGGATTTTCGCCAGCTCCGGGCCGCAACAGCTGCATGACCGGCTGGCCATCGATCTCGATCTGTCGAAAAACATCATTGTCACCAGACGTGACCGGCGAGTTGTCAAAAGCGTAGACGATGAAACGAGCTCGGCACGCGGCCCCTGCGTTGAAATACAGCTTGCCGCCACTGATCCAGTGTTCTCCACCGAAAGACAAATCAGTTGGCGACGCCGGGTAGTAAATATCGCTACCAATGTAATAATGCACATCGACAAAGGTTGAGGCCGGAACAGCAAAGCCAATGTCGTATTCATTGACACCTGCATTTAAGGCAATGTCGTCTGCGGCAACCACCTTTGCAGGTCGATTGGCGCTGTCGAAAGCCAGCTGCGTCCCCGACGCCGTGCGAGCATCAAATCCCGGCTTGGCGACTTTCAGGCTGTCCTTGTTGATGATGATCGTGTGTTGACCAGGCACGGGCGGCAATGGCGTACCGTTCTGCACTGGCGTTTCGTCACCCGGCAGGTTCCACACCGCCAGCGCCGAACCAAATGTTTCGACAGACCCAGACGGCGTGGATGGCGAACAAAGCATCTCGGGAATGCCATTCACCGTGCCGACAGGAAGTCTCAGCGAGTTATTGTAATTCTGGCACCAGCCGTAGACCGCGCTGTTCGGGGGCGATCTGCGCGTCCCTCGATCCTCATGCCCTCGGTAGGAAACGATCATGCTGTTTTGCACGAACCGCCCATTGGTCTTTCGGATCGGCTTCACCTCATGCAGAGGCAGCGAATACACCAGATCCGGAAAGGCTGAATTCCGATAGTAGTTTTTCTGATCGAAGGAATTGGCGTTTGCGGAATAGTTGTCTGCACACCACTGATAATTGCTTGGTCCAGAACCGGGCGGATAATAGTATGTGGTGAAGGAACCAAGCCCCAACGAGGCATTTACACCAGAAAACAAGATCCGCACATCAGCGGCCCATTTACTGTTGTAGTAGAAGGCTCCGTACTCGTTATCAAAAATGTCCTTCGGATTGCGGGTGCCCTTGGTGATTTTTACACAAGAGACACCCGCATAGTCGATGCCGATCAGCGTTCTGACTGTCATGACGTTACAAGAATTCCGTTCTCGTCGATGATGACGCGGCCATTGCCGAAATTGATCGTTCCAGCCAGCACTGTGCCGATGTTGGCAACAGCAAGCGTCAACTCGCCATCCTCAAAGACGAAGGGCTGCTGGATATCCTGATCATCATTGCTGATCATCAGGATCTGATCGGCCCTCAGGATAATGCGCGTCGGATCCTCGGGATCGACCGGAACATCCATGAGGAACGAAGCTGCTCGATATTCACCATCGTTGACCGCTGCCTCAATACCGTAACGCGCCGCGTAACCTGCTGGTGCAGCTGCAACCGCCCATCGAATATTGACTGTGGCCGCATTACCGCCCATGGCCGCGGACAGGGTTTCCACCTTGCCAGCAACGGCTGCGATCTGCGTAACCGCTACCTCGACGACTTCGGTGTAAGATGCTTCGAGCGCCCCGGCACGCGCCGTCAGCTCGCGCCGCAACTCCTGTTTGTCCAGAAAACCGACATTGGCGTTTTCTTGGACGTCACCCAGAAGTTCCAGCGCCGCTTCAAGCGCATTACGGCTGCTATTCGACAACCATCCGAGCATGTCGCCAACGCCGCTCAGATCAATGTCGACATAGACGTCCTTATCGGACAGCAACACATTCGGCGTGATGACCGGGATGAAATCAGACCACAGGGTAACCCTGTCGCCATCTGGAATGTATCGGCCACGCACGCCATAACTTTCGTTTGGCAGCAGGCTTTGCGAGATGAGCATGGAACCAGCTTGAGGCTGGTCCGTGCGCCCTTCTGTCACTTTCTCAAGTGTTGCGAATAGGCGCACTTCGTACTCAATGCCGATAACGTCATCGAGACGCCCGTCTGAATTATCCCAGGTCAGGCGGATTGCTGGTCGACGATCGACGCCAAGATTGTCTTTGACTGTCGCCGGTTCAGCGAACCAGTCGACAATTGGCTGCGGCTGCGGTCGGATAACGCCGATCGCCCCATCAACTGGAGGCTGAAACTCGGCATCACTGTCCCAGTCGTAATCGGCTGGATCCACCTCAGTGATGTCGATCATCACATCAAGGTTGGCGCGGTCTGCAACGCCGTCCACACGCATCAGCTTGTTGACGTATCCGTTGCGGACTGATGTCCACTCGATCACTTCACCAGGCGTGACGTATGGCCAAAACTTTGGCGGCAGCACAAGAGTGTGCCGGCGGAAACGCCGAGCCTCTTCCAGTGCCGATTTCATCAGACGCTGAACCTGCTCGGCGTAGGGCACGAAGTCTAACGGCACATCAGCCATCAGTCGACGGTTGCCATCCTCGGACTCAAGGTCAGGCCTGTAGAGCGGCGGCGAAGTCTTTGTCACCCAACCATCACTCTGCGATGGATAGGTGGCCGAGACGCCATTGATCGTGTCAGCAAGCCCAAGGAAAGGCGTGAATTCCTGCTCCTCGGTCGAAAGGATGTCGGCATCCGTGAATGAAACGACTGGCCCATCGGGCGTGCCGCAGTGAAGCGTGTAAACGCCACCAACTTCCGAAATCTTGCCTTGGCAGGCCGTTAGAAGCGCTTCAAGAGCCGTCGAGATTGGTGCATCAACATTGATCTCGCCGCCACTTCGATACGTTGCCTCAAGACCCGATGCACCGAGTATTCCAGTCCGGCATTTATTGATCTGCGCGATCCAGTTGGCCGAAGGAAGACGCGCAGCCGCAAGGTTCTGTAGTCCGTAAAACCATTCACCATTATAAGTAATGCCGCGCAGGATATTGTAGATCTGCACGGCTGGAAGGTTGTCACCATCGCCGCCCCACGTCGAGGGATCAGACCACCGGTGCGAACCAGATCCGCCTGCAGTGCTGTCCTTTGTGATGTCGTACAGTTTGCGGCCCTGCAGAACGAATTTAAAAGACGGCACCCCGGAAAATACGTTTTTGGATACGCGTGCAGTGACGACGGCATAGGCTACACCTCTACCGACCCGGTTCGAATTCCAGGAGCGCGATGCATTCGACGCACCAATCGCGACACCATCAGCGACGGTCTGCGTTCCATCATAGAACCGAACCCAAAGATTATCGGCGTACACGCCACCGCAGTTCAAGCCATAGGCACCATTGCCGCCAAGCACAACTCGCTCGCCGTTCACCCAGAACTCAACCAAAGCGGAGACTGGCAAATCAGATAGGGCAATGACCTGCGTTAGATAGGCATTCGGGGTATCGCCGTCTTTGCCCCAAGTATTCACCCACACCAAAGATCCAGCGGTCGCGTATCGTCCAACGATAAATGACCGCGCCAGATCGCCACCACCCTGGAGGGTGCCATTGATGGCAAAGTTTTGAGCGGAGGATTGCTTTCCCGAAAGGGCCTGCCCGAGCAGGCTGACACCAAGACCAACAGCCGTTTTAAGCAGGAACGAACCCACTGCGCCGAGGCCACCAATAAATGCAGACACGCCACTGACAAGCGAGGCGATCCCGGTAAAAATAGCCATCGATTTTCCTTGGTCGCCGCTAGCGCAGCGGCTTCATGAAATGTGTCTCGACGGCGGCGTAACCGCGCCGCTCGTAAATCTTGGAAACATCGTTGCTGGCCAGAGAGGCCATACCGACCGACACGCAACCGGCAGACCTCGCCCAGTCCTCGTAGGCATCCAGCATCAGAAACGCACATCGACCGCGAGCTGCAGGCGAGACAAACCAGACGGTTTCCTTGGCAATTCTCCCCGCACCAAATGGATGGTCAAAGGCAACAGCCATCAACAACCCTTGCGCGGGCTCTCCCGCCACGATTACGCAGGCCGAGACTGCCGACATGTGCTGTTGAAACAGATAGTCAGCCCGTGCCGCATCGAATGGATAATCGAAACCAGCAGCACAATGACTGTCACGCAGCAATGCCACCACGCGATCGCGGTCACCATGCTCAGCGAAACGCGCCCTCATCAGAATATTCCGAGAAACTTTTTGCGCTTTGGCTGCGTGGCAATCTTGCCCTTTTCGCTACCCCAGAAGAACTCCCACTCCTGCACGGTCGCCGCATCCTGGAAAAAGGTATCCGTAGGGCTTCGCAGGATCTGCGTGGCATGACTGCGCGTCGAAGGGTTCGCGCGCGTCATTTCCTGTGAGTGGCTGGCGCATATCAGCGTAACGGAACCCTCATCATTCTCGCGTGGGGTAACGATGTTGACGTTGTCGACGAAGCCGACGAACCGGCATTGGGCTGGAGCCACCATCTGGCGGCTGTCAGGATCAAACAAGCCACGGTAGACTTCAACACGCGCCTGTCGGCAATCATATTCGCGCACCAGCTGCTCGACATGGTCACTGACCTGCGACATGCGGATATTCACGTTCTGGACAGACAGATTGTTGACCAGCGGAATGTCGTCGATCTGTACCAGAGTGCCAGACCCATACCAGTCACGCGTAACAGGCAACCCGGTATCAGGATGGATAACAGCGGCTGAGATATTCCCGACGTCCGACCACATGCCATCGGTCACAGGAACACCTGTGGTGCGGTTGCGAACAACCATCCACAGGAAGTCACGAGCCACCAGTTGCCGCGCCTCAAGCGCAGCAAGGTTATCGGCAGAGATGTTACGCATTATCGGGCCTCAATCGCCTGAAAGGTAATCGACCCGCGCCCTGTTGCAAGATCTGCCGTCGTCGAGACCGATCCCGGCACAATGGCCATGACACAGGATGGCTTGAAAACGATTGCATTCCGTGGTGCAACAACACCCGGCCAGAGATGCGGACGAACCTCAAACTGACCAGTGTAACCATCACTGGCAGCCAGGGCAGGCTCCATCACCATATGCAGATCCTTGTCGCCGATCTGGATGTAATCGCCGATCGAAACCTGATAGCCGGCTGGTAAGTCATGCAAAGAAACCGCCTTGCGATTGGCGGCAATCGTGGTCAGTTCTGCTATGCCATCGAACGCGCCGCCAGTTGGCCAGCTGCCATTCGGATACGCCACTGGATAGCAGCGCGACTTGGGAAACGCCCGAAAGGTTTTCAGGCCGTTTTCAAGACTGGCCAGACGCGCCCGCCAATGATCAAGCTGGTTTGGCTTCATCACCTTGGACCGCACCGTCATCTGCCACAGAGGGGATCCGAGATCCTTGGCAATAGTCTGTCCGCCAGCCGTGCGGGATTGCTCCTGCCGCCACAGCAACTCAAACTCTGTTGTCCATCCTGGCAGATCATCGAGAAACGACAACGGGAGTGGGTATGTTATAGCCATGCATCACCCCAACTTGACGTTTCTTTTCTGCGCAGAGCGCACTGCCGCCTCAACGCGGCCCTGCATCTCGGCACCCTGCTTCGCAACGACCTGCTCCAGCCTTGCAACAGCAGCAACATCTGCGCCACGCGCATCAATGACAGGGGCAAAACTCAGCGAAACATTTGCCCCACCCGACATTGAACCGCCACGCGGAATGATCCGCTCACCCTTTTGCAAAATTGCCGGAACTTCATCAGGCTTAAGCCCCGCGATGCCACCGGTGTGGTAACGTGTAGCGCCGTTGAATACCGATGGAGACACCGCCCGCCCGTGACCATATCCATCGCGGCCTGCAACGCCGCCTGAATGAAGGATGCCTGGAATGATCTTTCCGCCAAAAAGGCCGCCAGAACCACCGCTGAAGAGACCATCAAATGCGGAATCCAACAGGCGGGACGCAATCCGATCAAGAGCATTGGCCAAGATGTCAGCGCCGCTTTTCCCATCCCGAAGATCGGAAACAATCCCTTGCAACACCTCACGGCTTGCATCCTGCAATGCCAGCATTGCATCTCTGTTGGCCAGGATGGCGTCGCGCTCCGCATACGTCTGTTCGATGAGCTCCGAAATTTTTGCCTTCTGCTCATCTGTGGCGACGGCACCAGCCTGGCGGAGCGCGTTTGCCTTGGCGCGCTCCACATCGGTCGCCTCCAGCATATCCTGCTCGAATTGCAATTGAGCAATGAGCTCAACAACAGCTTCCTTCTCGCGCTTAACTTTTTCCGCTGCAGCGTCGCGGGTTTTACGCCCTCCACCCTTCGGAAGATCCTCCAACTCGATCAAAGGCCTGCTTTGTGGAGAAGGGCCGACATCAGGAAGAGGAAAGTCTGTGCCCTGAATAGTGGCGTCCGCGCCATACTGGCCGTCAGCTCCTGCGCTTCTCCAAGTGCGAGGATCATTCATTAGTGCTTGCGCTTGCGCAATGGCAGCATTGTTTTCTCGCACCGCCTGCGAAGACGCTGTCGCGGCGCTCGCTACGCCATCGAACATCTTCTGAAACTCAATCAGCGCAGGGATGCCCGTTCCCGAAATAGCCGTCGCAAGCGCGTCCTGCACGCCTTTTACATCTTCAACCTGTACAGCACCTTCTTCAGCAGCTTCAGAAAACGCCGCAAAGGCGCTCTGCAGGGCGAGAATGGACGATTCTTCCTCGCCTGCCACTCTCAACTGACTCGCCAAGTCATCAACCGCAATTCGAGCCTCAACTAGCCGATCTTTTATTCCTGACAGCTCGCGCTCATTTAATATGCTTCCAGCCTGCTTCAGCTCAGCGGCGTTGGCCGTACGCTCCAATTCATCGGCGTACTCTTTAAGGGCAGGAACAGCATCGCCCCATTCCTTTGCCAAATTACGAATCAATTCGCCCTGTTTCTGCAAGGCTTCCTCTGATTTATCACTCTCAGATAAAACAGAGCCGAAGTATTGCAGTGCCGTACCACCGAGGCCCACAAAGGCAAGCGCCGCCAAATTAATAGGACTTAAAATAGACGCTGCTGCACCACCTAGCGCTGCTAGCGACCCCCTAAGACCTAACGCTCCGAGGTTCATTTGCGAAATTTGCTGCACGCCGATCAACCAAGGCGACTGGCCACCTGCCAACTGCACACCAATGTCCTGAAGCTGGTAGGTCATATTGACGGCCTGAGCGTGTGACTGCTTCATGGCTCGCTCTAAGTCATTCGCGTTTTTGATACCTGACTTCAACGCGTAATTGCTGTTGGCAGCAATGCCATTATATGCGTTTGCGCCCGCTTTTTCGATGCCGCCAAACGCTGCTTCGATAGCTTTTGTGTCACGTTGCGTTTGGCCGACAAGGCTCTTCATCTGACGCTGAATTTGGCGTACGTCGGCGCTAATGCTAAGAACCAGCTGCTCATTGTCGGTCGCCATGGAGGAGTCTTTCGTTGGAAAAGTTACAAAAACTATTAGTCTCGACTGCATGCATGGTGGTTATCGGCGGAGGAGCCTACTACGCCTGGGGCGAATACCAGTCACACCTTCGACAAAATAACGCTAACTTAAAGCATCGCTCGCAGATGGAAGCGCTACAGAAAACCGCCCTTGAAGAGCAGAGGTTATCCAAGTCGGAATGCATTAGAATGGCTAAAGAGACCCTTCCTTTAAAGAAGGGAGAACCCGTCAGAACTACGGCCTATAACGCAGATCTTTCTTTATGCGACGATTTAGGACGGTTCGACGGGACTTGGCGACAAGCGCTAGACATGGCGGGGGTCTTTTGAACACTGCGAGCCCTAGTTCGATGCCCTCAACCAATCCCAAAGCTCGTCCTTTTCGCTTTCTGCAAGCCTCTTCTCTCCCTCCGGGTCATTTATTTCGATGAACCCATCGAGAGCGGCCAGGTACTCGAAGATCGACAGGCCCAGCACCTCTTGCGGTGAAAGCCCCATGGCGACACCGTTGGCTATAATGGCGGCAAATCGTATTTTACCGTTTGGGAGCGGAGCTTCCGCTTTGCCCGATTTGCCGCCGCCTATTTTTTTCCGACATCTTCCTCCGGAGCGCCAACGACACCAGCGCCGAGAACCTTTTGTGCGACCGCAAGGTTTTCAAGTGGTATGCGTCCCTGCACCTCATCGGCAACAAGCTTGATCGCAGATTGCTGGTCCATTCCAGCTCCGATCAAACCCCATTTGATGACTTCGGAGATATCCTGCAATCGCCATCGACCGGTCATGAGGCGATCAAGGACAACAAAAGGCCCAGCGTCGCAGGCCTCCTGTATCTTCATAAGCTCTCGCCACGAGAGTTTGAAAATGGTCATCCGGCCGTTAAAGGCCTCTTCACACGATCCATCTCTGCTCATTACGGCGTTGCCGGTGTAACCGTCCGCACCATCTCGCCATCGCTCTGCATCGACACATTGAGGGTCGCGCGACCGGCATTTGCTGCACCAGCCTCAAGGCTTTCGATCTGCATGTATCCGGTCCACGTGATGGTTTTTGCCGGAAATTCCCATTCGATCTTGACCGGAACAGAATCCAGACTTTCCCACCCTTCGACCCAAGCCTCAACGCTCTCTTCGGCCAAGACACCTTCGCCTGAAACAGTCATCGAAAGAGAGGTGGCGTCACGGCCCACCCAGTCAACCTTGTCAGGGTCATCGCAGTCCGGAATATTGACCTCTTCTAGGCCCTTGTTGAGCGTGATCGAACGCTGCGTAAAGCCGCAAGGTGCAGCGTAATTGATAGGGTCAGCGTCGTTTCCGAGTAGAATACGAAACTTCCCCCCCTTGATGGTGGTTGCTTTTGCCACAGCTTTTCTCCTGAAAGGTTTAAGGTTGCTCCGCGACACCTTCGAAGGTCATCACGGCATGCGAGGTAAGACCGTCCGGATCGCGAAAAGATCGGGTCTGTCGGTGATTGAAATAAACGAGGGCGTTTGTTGCCAGCTCCAAGTCAGGCGACCTGAGCGCGTTGCGCACCGCATCACTAATGGCCTTGCACTGCTGAAATCCCGGCTCACGCGACCAGATATCGATATCCATCGACAGCTCGAACGCATCAATGCAATCAGCATCATCACTCGTCTCGTCGGCGGCACCAAGAGTTATGTAAGGAAACTCCGCGCCGTCAGGGACGACATCGTAAATGCGGCTTCCTACAACGGACGCCAGATCAGCCGTCGCCCGTAATCGAGCGACGATAGCCATCTGCAATTCGTAAGCTGGTGAGGCCATAATCAGCCCTTTGCTTTTTTCACGGCCTTCCGTACAGCGGCAGCCATTTTCCGTTTAATCTTTGGCCTTTCCTGTCGGTAGGTCGGAAAGATGTGCGGTCGCTTTGCCATCTTCACCGTGCCGAACTCCAGAAAACGCCAGATAAAGTCCGCGAATACGCCGGTCGCGTTCGGGTCTTTGGTCTGATTTTTCAGCCCGCCGCCACCAATCGACCTTTCTTTTGGTCGATTTTCCAATCGGTCCGCCTGGATGCTGGCCTGATACTTCCCTGTGCGGGGCCCGGGGGCACGAGGCTTGATTTTGCCAGCAAGGGTTTGGGCGCTTTCCATCTGCGCCTTCGCAAGCTCTTTCTCTGCCTCTGGCACGACGGCATTCAGAAGCCGCATGGTCTTTTCGCGGCTGAGAAACGTAGCCTTGACTTTCATCCGCTGGCCACTCCGCTCTGACACAGGAAATCGATCCACAGCCGATCGTTGGTCGGAGTTACGTCACGGATATTGTACTCGGTCCCAGACCGAACATCCCTCACACGCCAGTCCGTATCCACTTGCCGCGTCTGCGATGACGAGCGAACGAAGATGATCTGCGGATGCTGACCCTGAAGGCGGCCAGCCATGACACTTTCGCCGCCGCGCAGATGCGTAAACCCTGCCCGAACCTGAAACTGCTCGATCCATGAACCGACAAAGACGCCATCCCCCCGATCGACAGTCTGCCGCTTATCGAATGCGACGCGGTGAAACAGGTCACCGGCTGATCTCGGTTTCGCCATTGTTCAGCGCCTCCGCATCCTTGCCAGCCCATACTGCCTTGCCAGCGGTTACCGCAGCTTCAGCGCATTCGCGCTTCACGGTACCCTCCCACCCGGCCTTGTAACCGATGGTAGCCTGCGACGTGGGCTTGTAGTCAAAATCCTTGATAAATCGAACACGCGCCATGATCAGGTCCTAACTTGATAACCTGCGCCACTTCGAAATCAGCGCATCTTCAATCACGGATAGAGCATGACCCGCATCTGTCGCGCCTTGCTCGTAGCCAATCTGCACCCTCATGATGATGGCATTGCAGATGTCTTTCGGAACAGTGGACTTGCCGTTAACAACAGGCCAGCCCGCTTTGTACTCAACCGCGACAGCGCCTCGCTCATAGATATCTGAAGGCGCTTCAAAGGAGTTTCGAAACCGGATTAAGGAACCGCCGTCAGACGAGGTTTCGAGCCCATATCCACTCGATGGAGTGGTTGACATCTGCCCCGCAGCGTTTCGCCAGGTCACAGATATAGCTTGCGTAACAGGACCGAGAGGCAGGCAGAGGAACGGGTGAAACTGATCAAAACTTTGCCGCCACACCTGCTCAACGAGACATATTCCAAGAATACCCGTCCAGCCCTCGTAGCGGTCAACTGCAGCTTGGATCAAAGCTTCAATCGTCGCGTTGTCGTCGTCGCTATCAATATGCAACGCCTTTTTCACATCATCGACGGACACTGGAAGGGCGGCAGGAGCAGTAACGAGGACTGGACGATACATGTTTCTACCCCTTGCCTTTTGCCTTGCCTGCTTTGTTCTCATCTTCAGGAGGCTTTCCAACAAGCTTCCGATCGATAAGCGGCTTGAACTTCGCCTCACTCATCTCAATGACGGTTCCGCGACGGTAGAGGTCAGTGCCATGCCTGAATGTTTTCAACGCAGTGAGTTTCATGATTTTCTCCATCGGTTCATAGAGCGGGCAGATTTCTCTGCCCGCCTTGATCAACCGACGAGCGCCGACTTACGGTGCAACCGCTTCACCAAATGGACCCGTGACAAAAGCCTCTGGCCGCTTCACCGCAAGCGCCAGGCGCTCTTCACAACGAATTGAGATCAGGTTCTTTTCGAAGTCATCGGCATTCTCTGTCGAGATCACGACATTGGCATCTTCGCGGTCGAAGATCTGTGCACCTGTTTGGAACGCACCAGCCAGGAACTCACCTTCGAATGCCGGAATCTCGGTTTCAACAACCGGACGACCCCACAATGTTGGACCGGCAATACGCAGCGGATTGGCCAGGATGTAATTGCCGCCAGCATCTTTGGTGAGTTCGATCTTTGCCCAATCAACGAAATGGATAACAAATCCGTCAATCGGTAGGCGCGCCAGCTGGGCCTGCAACACAGCCAATCGAAGATCATCAATTGGAGTGCGAGCATCAGGAGCGAAGGCCGGTGCGAATGCAGATGCCTGCGGCACAATACCTTCAAGGTGACCGCTTGCGCCGGAGCCGAACAGAATTTCCTGTTCTTCAACATACTTCAAACCATAACGCATTTCCGCGTCGACCGTGGATTGAAGCTGCGCGAAGTCGTCCATGATCTGCTTGGATGCCTTGAACATGTGCGCAATGGTGGCCACAGGCGTGATTTTCGTATCGAACTCGATATCCGAGTAAGGTTTTGCAGTACCTTCAGTGGCGATGACGGCAGCAGCATTCGTGAAACCTGTCTGCTGCACCCAGAAGATTGCCGGGGAGGTCGTGCGGCCGCCAGCGATAAGGTCACGGATAAATAGGCGCTGTTTAGGCATCGTATCGATGCCAGGAAGCCGCATTGGCTCGACAACGCCGGTTGCGATATCTGGAGACAGCGTCACGTTCTTGACGGGAACACTGACGCGGCGACCGGCCTGGACGCTTTGCGAAAAATCTTTTGTCAGCTGGTTTTCAACAAGCTGGGAGCCGATCGATTTATTCTCTTCGCCACCCGATCCACCGCGTCGAGCGCCCTTCTGCTCTACTTCGCCGAGGCGAGCCTGCAGATCTTCCAGCTTGCCGGAAAGAGCAGTTTGCGAAGTTGCGAGTTTATCGACTTCCTGTTTGGTCTGCTCGGAAAGCTTGCCGCTGTTCTTCACTTCAGTGAGGCACTCTTCCGCTTTCTTGCTGAATTCATCATTCACACGCGAAAGGTCGTTCGTTACCTGCTTGAGCAGGTCTCGGATCTCGTCAGCCATTGCTGATCTCCTATTTTGGGAAGGGCGCTCAGGCCCGTGTAAGACTAAGTCTGGCCGCCGCAAGCCGCAGGCGGTCGATTGCATCATCGTCAGCGCTCGGCATGACATTTGAAGGCGCAGCGCTCGGCATGCCCTCCGAAATCTCTTTGATTAATCGCCTACGCTCAGAGCGAGGCAGCGGCTTTCCGGAAGCAAGAGCCGCTTCCAGGCGATACAAAGCCGGTTTTGAGTTGGACACATCCGAGGTTGATACATCAAAATCAGTGACCTCATCAGCAAAACCTTTATCGACTGCGCCTTGGCCTCCAAGCCAGGTCTCCGCATCAAGCATCTTCTCGACCTCGGAAATCCCCAAGCCGGTTCTTTCGGAGTACATTTCGGCACAAGTAGCGTCGAAAACCTTCATGATGTCGCCGGTTTCGTACATGACATGACGGTCACCCGCAGCAACCCACTGCGTGTTGTGGATCATCACAAAGCCAAGTTTAGCGATTTGTATTTCATCGCCGGCCATCGCAATTACCGATGCAGCGGATGCGGCAATTCCAAGAATTCGCACAGTCACCTTTGACGGATGGGCGCGAAGCAGGTTGTAGATGGTGACGCCCTCAAAGAAATCTCCACCCGGAGAATTGATAAGAACCGTCACAGGCTTGTCGCCAATTTGGCGCAACGCTGCGGAGATGCGCTTTGCCGTAACGCCTTCGCCTGTCCACCAATCATAACCGATCACATCAAGAATCGTGATCACATCGGCTCCATCAGCCGCCGCTGCCCATGGCGCTTCCACGGGGCGATACATCTGGAGAGCCTTTTCTGTGAGATGTACCGATCCCGTTACGCCGTCCGGGCAGTGTAACTCTGGCAACGCGCGAAGGCTCATCGTCTATCTCCAGTTTTTGGATCGCGAACACCAAGGATCGCATTAACAGCTTCAGTGATTGGCACGTTCTGCATCTGCATTCTGGCCTCATCTCCCCCCTCGACTGGCGGGAGACCTTCTAGGCGACGAACCTCGTTAATGGTCATCACTCCAGAACTCAGAAGAGACGTGTAAAACGCAGCTCTTGCCTGACTGTCGCCGCGCAAGAGATCCTCATAGTTAAATCTGACCTTGAAGCGTCTACGTTCTTCAGGCGTCATGATGCGTTTCGATATCGCTTTTTCGATGCGGCGGAGCTGAGATCGCAGGCTGAGATTTAACCAGCTCTGCATGATCGCGGAAACGCCAGATCCCCACATCGTCTGACCATCGCTGGAGTGCCCAATGATGATTGGCGGAACGCCAAGCCAACGGCAGATTTCTTCAACGTTGAAACGCCGGTTGAGTATCATCTCGGCATCACGCGGCGTGATATTCACCGCCTTGAAGTCCACACCAGCCTCAAGAATACCGATACCTGGAGCATTGGGTCCACTATATCGATCAGCGAAGTTCTTACGGGCCTGTTCGCGCTGTTCTGGTGAAAGCTGGTTAGGAAATGTGAAGAAACCCTTAGCACGCATTCCCTTGCCGAACATTTGCCCAGCAGCACGCTCTGACGCGATCGCTATGCCGAGCGTCTGTCGGGCGTGCGCTACCGGCGACATTCCGACATCCCCGTCGCCAAAAGCTTTGAGGTGGAAAACCTTATCCTCGGGAAGGTCGATCAGTTTCCCTCTGTCATTGAAACGATACCGCAGAGATCCGTCCTGCTTGCGCTCGACGGAGGTATCCGCTGGCATGCGATCAAGCGAAACAAGCCGGTTGCCAGAATAAACCTTTTCAGCAAACCCGTTTCCGGTTGTGCAGAGCCCAAGCACCCGACCTTCCCAAAACTCGATCGACGTCTGGTCAGCGTTTGGGCTCTCGTCCAAAAGCTCCTGCAAGGGATGATCAGTGACTCTGACGCGCGTTCCGTCAGACCTCTTTTCCATGAGCTCCAGCGAGAAGCTGGCGATAGTCTGAGAGGTCACCCTGGTGCAGGCCCAGAATGCGGACAGGTTCAACGCGCCCTGCGTCGAAACATGCTCCCCTGCCCAGGTCTCGCCTCCATCCCAAATTTCATACAGCTCGCTGTCGCGGGCAGTCAGCTTTTTTCCGAAAAGTCGGTTCCACAGGCCCATCAGACAAACACCGCGTTAGAGATTATATCACCCATATCAAGTGGCCTTGCTGCCTCAGGGTTTAAGAACATCAGCATCGCTGCGTTGAATGTCGCCATAAGAGGGTCAATCTTCGAAGCGCCAGCGGCCTGTTTGGTGACAATGTAATTCGAACCGCGGAGCTCGGTTTTTGCATTGCCCACGCACCACGCCATAAGCGGTTGCCCGCAATGCAGCAGCGTTCTGTCCTTCAGCTTGCGGGGCAAGGTTGTGATTGCTGATTGCAGTTTCCACCCCTGCCCGACTGCCATCGTCATTTCGCCAGAGATATTTCGCTCCGCAAGAGCATCGAGAAGACTGGCAACGCCGTAAGCGTCGAGACCGATAGCCGCCTTCTCCGGTAAAAGCCCAGCTAGTAGCAGACGCTCACATATATCGGCCATCTCGGTAATGTCTTCATCGACCTCACCATCATCGGCGCAAACGATCAAATCGCCATCACGTTCAAAGTCCCGAAGTCGTGGTGCGATCTCTTTTCGCCGCTCGAACACGTCTCTGTGTGCCCATGCCCGAACCCAAAGCATCCAGTTCCGACTGACTTTGTGTCGACCGATTACCGCTAAACCCATGATATCGTCGAGGCCGCCGCCATCGATCCCAACGACGGCAACATCACAATCGGCGATGATGGTATCGAGCGTCATTTCTTCCGATACCGCTCCTGACCA